TTGACTATTTAGTCCACAGCGATATAATAGAATTTGTCCTAGTAAAAACGATCTTGTAGCTCAGCTGGGAGAGCGCCACCTTGACAGGGTGGAGGTCGCTGGTTCGAGCCCAGTCGGGATCATCTTCCGGTAGAAACCCCGTTATACCAAGCGTTCACTCAACGTTTGCGTAGGCGGGGTTTTCTCGTATAGGTGCGTATTAGCGCTACCCTGCGTTACCCATTCGTCGAACCATACGGAAAAGAGGTCGATATTATGCGTAAGCGACGTAACTTTGTCGCCAATCATGCGAAGATACCCGAGTTAGAATCGGAAGACATCCGCACGCTTTTCAAAGCATTCGTAAAAATTAAAGTATCCGAAGGTATCGCTACACGTACGATTAAGCAATACGAAACGAACTTCACGCAGTTTTGCGATTACATCGAAATTCGCGGAGGTAATTACCACGTTAAGACGATTACCACCGATTTCGTACGCGAATGGTTAACGTATATGCAACAGGAACACGTTCAATTCCGCAAGATATCGCACCGTAAAACGAAGTCAGTCGGATTAAAGCCTGCGACTATCAACACGCGGCTAAAGACGCTCAAGGTTATGTTCAATACGTTACAGACGAATTTGCTGATTAAGAACAATCCGCTAATTGCCGTATCAAACGTTCAACAACCGGAGGAATTAATCGAAGTATTATCGGACACCGAAATCACTCGCATTCTTAGCGTAATGGATAAAACGTATTATACGTCGTTCCGTGATTACGTCCTAACCGTTCTTTTATTAGACGCTATGCTACGTATCACCGAAGCAACGCATTTACAACGTAATGATATCGACCACGAAAAAGGATTCGTTATTATACGGGCAAGTATCGCTAAGAATCGTATTGCTCGAATGGTTCCGATTACTAAACGTACATTGCGCTTGTTAACTGAATTAATGAAAGAGAACGATTTCACTACTTCTTCACAATACGTATTTGCTACGGAAAAGGGAACGCCTTACGACCGTAACCGATATAACCAACGGCTCAAGAACTACGCAGATTTAGCGTACATTACAAAGCCAGTTCACGCGCATATCTTCCGTCATACCGCTGCGACTGCGTGGTTAGAGAACGGTGGTAATATGGAGGACTTACGCAATATACTCGGTCACTCAAAATACGATATGGTAAAACGTTATGCTCACGTATCGAATACGTCGATTAAGAAATCTGCGGAAGAGTATTCCGTTATAGCTAGAATGGACGATATATAATAGGACAAGCGCCTCGCATTCGTGGGGCGTTTTTCTATAACTTAACGGAATTCATCGCCTCCCTTAAAACATCCGTTTCCACCGTTCGCACCTCCGCAGGCTTCCGAAATCCTTCCTTATCCACGTAAATCAACCGCTTGATATACTTGCTTACGTCGCCTTGCGCGATTGCATACGTAAGTAAATCCGCTTCAAACGTATCTTCGAGGTTGAACGACGCTTGCAAAACCTTCCGCTTTTTCATCGGAATGATCCGTTCGCTAACGTATAAAAGCCGACGGCGTTAGCGTATTTAGTTGCGAGTTGTTCACCGCGATAAACTGGCGCAAGTAACTCCGCGTTTATATAGAAACGTTTTATCTCCGGTAATAACTGCGCTGCACTTCCTCCGCAGACATACACCTTATCCTGCGTATTCCAACCGAGCGCAACCGTATCTTGTATTGCACCGTCTACTACTTCGTTTGCTGACGCGACCTCCGTTCCGTAGTTAAACGTATCCGAATTGTAATTCGTTACGCGGTAATCTTCGAAGCTAATCGCGTTAACCGTTCCCGAACCGATATCCAGGACTTTACACGTTTGCGCCGGCTGACTAAAGAACGCGCCTACGCCTTCCGGCGCGACTCCGACTTCTTCTATTGTAATGCTCATACGGTTGCCATTAACCGATACTTCGTGCGTCCGTTGTAATAGCGCCTTCAAAACGCCTTTCTCTGCTTCCGTATGACCAACGTAAGGCTGACCGGTGACTAAACTTACCCTCGACGTATTAACGCCGTATTTCATTGCGTAACGATAGACGGATAACAATACGCGGACTTCCGTTTGCCAATGCGCTTTAGATTGACCGTACATACCGTTTGACTTGCGCCGTGATTCGTATTTAGCGATAGTGCCGGCGAGTCCTGCGCGACCGTTTACGCTGAACTCCATATCGTCTTCTCCGAATACCTCCGCTACCTTGCGTTCGGTAAGTCCGCTAATATTCGTCTTCCATACGTCGACTCCTTGTGCGCCTACCGTTTTCCCTTCGTAATTACCCGCATCAATTCCGAGTATTAACTTACTCATATGCTTACGTCCTCCTTCGTATTACATGCGTATTATCGAACGGAAGATAACGGCATGTTTGTAATACCATCGTATGCAAACGGTAAATAAAGGATAACCGGAGTTAGCGTCGAAATAAATATTTGTAACATTTTTAGAACCGCTCTAATAACATGTAATAAAAGTTAGAACGGTTTAGTACATTTTAGAAAGGACGTAAACATGGCGACTGACAAAGACCCGCAAATCGCAGCAAAGTTGCACCCGGAACACGATAAGGATTTAATTGAGCGTATTAAGAAGATTCCGCGACGCGAACGATCGCACATTTACCGCGAAGCTATGCGTGAATACTTCCGTCGACTCGACGAAAATAACCGTTCCTAATCGAAGTCCACCGCACCACTATTAACGGGAACACGTAAAACTGCGTTATGTCAACGTTTACCGAATACTTTCAAGCGTCCATATCGGTGCAACTCTTACTACGTAAGATAACCGGTGTGGCGCTACCTTTTAAAAGGAGTGAGCGAATGTTATTCGAAATTTTAACCACCGGAATTATGGGCGGAATTGCTTTAAAAGCGTTCACGCAAAAGAACGGAATCGCATCGAATGATAGCGGTAAGATTCAGCGGATTATTTCATTAAGCGGACTCAACGTTAAGGACGGAAAGGATACGTTAACGACGCAATTAATACGGAAGAAAGCGTACGAATGGGGCTACGAATATAAGTACCGCATACCGCTCGGACGTAGCTTCGATGATTACCTCGCAAAGCAGCGGATTCTCGAAGACGGCTTAAACAACCGCAGACAACGGATTACATTAGCGGACATTAAGACGTTGCAACTTGACGCAAATATCCTCGATAGTATCAAAGCGCTAATGACGAATAAGCTGACCGAACGGAAGGAACTCGAATTATCGTTCGACGGCTTACTAACGTTACGCGTATACAATAAACCGCTTGCTACCGAAGTACCGTTTCATGCAGGCGAAGGATGGCGTGTTCCAGTCGGAATGACACGCGAAAAAGATACGTTTAAGTATCACGATTTCGAGCGTATACCGCACATGGTTCTCGGAGGTGCAACGCGATACGGAAAGTCTAATTTTATTAACGCTATGCTTACGAGTTTAATAACGTCTAAGCCGGATCACGTCCGTCTGTATCTTATCGACTTAAAAGGCGGAGTCGAACTGTGCGACTATGAGAACGCTAGGCAAACGGTATCCATCGCATACGAACCGGAAGAAGCGTTAGCAACGTTAAAGAACGCCTACGAGCAGATGCGCGCGGTTCAGACGCGACTACGCACTATCGGAAAGAAGAACGTACAGGAAGCCGGTTTCAAAGAACGCCACTTTATCGTAATTGACGAAGTAGGCGAACTGAACCCAGCGGAAGCCATCGGCAAAGCGGATAAAGCGTTGAAGTCCGAATGTCAGACGTTAATGTCGCAGATAGCACGACTAGGCGCAGGTCTAGGATTCCGCCAAATACTAGCGACTCAATATCCGACTGGCGACGTAATACCGCGTCAATGTAAGCAAAATTCCGACGCTAAACTGTCGTTCCGTGTACAGTCGGCAACGGCTTCACGCGTTGTATTAGACGAAGCTGGCGCGGAATTAATACCGCAGATTAAAGGGCGAGCGATATATCAGACGGCAGATAAACGTGAAATCTTACAGACCCCGCTGATTACATCGGAAATCATACAGACCACGTTAGCACCGCACATACGAAAGGAGGTCGCGAAGGTTGAAAAAGAAACGGTTAAGCAACCGCGAAGAACGGATACTGTTACTTTTACGCAAGCATGACTTCATGACACGCGATCAGCTACGCAGGTACTTCCGTTTAGGAACGGTAAGGAATACGAATCGAGTTCTCGGTAGGCTATCGGAGTATCTTACGAGTATCCGTGACGGTTATCAATCGATTTACTACCTTAGTAAAGACGGTAGGACTTACGTAGGCTGCGATAAGATACGCAAGCGAGGAGGTCACGTAGCACATGCGATTATGCGTAACGAGTTTTGGCTATTCTCCGGTTGCCCTACGGATTGGAAAAGCGAAATCAAAGTATCCGACGGAAAGACTAACGTAGTGGTTGACGCTATGTATATGCGCGCATTACGCTACCACTTCCTCGAAGTCGACCGCTCACAGACGATGAAAGAAAATAAATCGAAAGTATCACGTTACAAAACGTTAGCTGACGAAGGTTTGATTACGCAGAAACTCGGTCACTTCCCTACGGTTGTGTGGCTGACGACAAGCGAATTAAGACGTAAGCAATTACAAGAAGCGTGTAAGGCGTTACCGAATACGCAAGTGTATACGATTGCCGATATAAAATAACGAGGAGGAATACGTTTGTTAAATGAAACCGTTATTACCGAAAGTCACTACGCTGATAAGAAAACGTTAATCTTCGCCAGTTTGATTCCGATTGTTGCGTCCACTCCGCTAGTTTACCGAAAGTTAGCCGATTCATTCTCTACTACGACTGTCACCGTTCAGCCACCGCCACCGCCCGTAGATACCGCAATTAACGCACTCGCACAAGCACCGCAATATATACCCGTGAATATGCCGACTAATACGGGAATCATCGCAGACACTTCGCTCGAAATGCTAGCTAACGTACTCGATCCGCTGATTCAGTTAATGGTAGCGATTAGCTTTCCGATAGCTAGCGTAATTATGATAGGCGGATGCTTCTATTTCATGGTAGGAAATTCGGAGAAAGCATGGCAGACGATTATGAACGCGGGTCTTGGCTACGTTTTAGTACAGATGTCGCCGCTATTCCTAAAGATACTCCGTCAAGTTGGCGAAGCCGTATAACGCAGAAAAACGCCCCACTCCGTAATTATCTACGAGGTGAGGCGTTTTATTTATTTATCCTTATCTAAATACGCGCGTCTTACGATGGTAGCCGTAAGTGCGACCGCGTCATCTAGCGTAAGTGTTCCGTCTTTCGCTTTCTGCGCCCATTGTTCAGACGTAAGAATACCGTCTTTATGCGCCTTGTCTAGCGTAAGGTACATTTCGTTGTTCAACGTGTCTGTCGTAGGTTTAAACATGCGTGTGCCCTCCTTCGGTTGTGCCGGTTTAGTCACGCCTTTTACTTCCGCGACTACTGGCGGTGAGTTTAACTCCGCTAACTTCCGTGTAATAGAGTCACGTACAACCGACGCACGCCCTTCGTCAAGAATACGGTGAGGGCAGTTTTTGCCCGACCAATCCTTATGCCAGCGGACACGATCGATAGTCCATCCGTATTGTTTAAGTAAGTGCGCGATGTATTCGATTGCGTTCGCCTCGGCTTGACGGTATTTATCTCCGCCTGACTTCGAGTAGCAGATTTCGATACCGATTGACTTACGATTGCCATCGCCTCTACTACCGTCGCCTGCGTGCCATGCGTTACGGCTGAATGGAATTGCTTCAACCGCGTGCTTATCGTCAATAGCTACGTGGAACGATGTAGCGTTCTTATTCGTAGACATATACGCTACTTCGGATAAAGCTGACGCGTCATTCCACGTATTGTGAATCGTAATATATTGCGGAGTCATATCGTAAGGCGCTTTTAATTTATACGCGGACTGCGGAATAAGTTTGCTTACGCGTGTGTACGCCATTTACGCCAACCCGTTTCGTTTCGCTAATTCGTCAGCCTTGCGTGCTTTGCGTGTGATATCGTTATTCTTCCACCACGTCCAAATTGCGGTAACTACCGTAAATGCACCGGATAAGAATACCTCGACTTGTGCGTCCTCAAACGGTAGTGGCGAATATCCTGCGAGTACAAGCGATTGATTCAGTAATGCTAACGCTAGTAATACCGTTCTTATAATAGTACCGTTGTCAATACGTTTAACTTCGTTATTCATTGCGTTTCCCCCTCGAATAGTGTATCGTTATAATCGGAACAGTTAGCCGCGCGTGTCAGTCAGTCTGCCGTCGGTGTCGCTGTTCCTTTTTCCGTCGTCTGCATAATTCCGCTCCTTTAGCCGAACAAGTACGGCGCTAACGCAAATAGACTCGCAATTAGCGTCGTGACTCCACCGATGATGGCTACGATCACCGTAGCGTTCGCTTTCTTAACTTCCGCTTGCGCACCGCTTGATACGCCCATCTTCGCTATCTCAACGTCATGGACGCTTAACCGATCATAGACGACTCCGTTTGTAGCACGTTGTCCTTCCGTAAATCGGTCAAGGCTATCCGCCATGCGACGCGTATTCTCTTGCGTCTGTTTCGACGTTTCGAGCAATGGTAATACGAGGTCGCGTAAATTATCGACCTTATCGTCTACCGTGTCTATCCTCCGATTAGTACCGTCTACTTTCGCGGTTACTTCGTCGCGTAATTCCTTCTGCGTCCGTGCTAGTTCGCGAATCGTAATGAACGCCGACTGGTCTTTCAGTTGTTCCGGTTCCATAACGCTACCCCTCCTACGCCCGCGAGTATATAGTTGAAGCCCGCAGTAATTGCGTATCTTAGCGGTATCATTACGTTGTCCGTCCCTTCGAACGCTGCCGTCGCATATAACGCAAATAACGTACCTCCGAAGAAACCCGCGATTAACATTCCGACTGACCTCCGCCTACCCTCGTTTAAAGCTGCGTAAATATATAGAACGCCGACTCCGATTAGTATCGCGCCGTACGTATTCAGCGAAAGTAAACCCGCCATTAAATCGTAGGTTGGCGCTGAATACGTTATCGTACCGAGTAGCATAATGTAACCGCCTGTCACGCCGACAAACATCGCCATGAATACGAGGAATACTTTCGCTAGGAAATCGTTTTCTTCGTCATTTCGCATAATCACCGCCCCTTCCGTTGTTGCCTATTACCGTGTTAATTCCGTTCGCATATCGCTGAACTCTTTCCGTATCTTATCGTATACAGTCGGTCTACCGATGCCGAACGTTGCCTCGATTTGAGGCGGTTGACCTGCTTCGTATATTTCCGTGATTTCCGTAATGACAGCGTCCATTCCGATTCCCCAGTCGTCATTTTTGACGGTAACGATGTCGCCTAAGTCGTAATCGACTTCGTAAACGAACGGTGAACGCGTAAGTATCTGCGCGGATAAATACGACTCATTCGAGAACTCCGCTAACTGTTGCTGACCGCGTGCCGTCAATGACGCTTCGATTTCAGCGAGTGGTATCGGTTGTTCTACTTCGTTTACCGTTTCAACTTCGGCGATATCCCGCGCGTCAACGAATAACTCGTAACGTGCAAGACCTACGCCTCCACCTGTTGTAAGTACGCGTCGAGCAGCGCCTTCACCTTGACCCGCGACATATGCGACTGAACGGTAGTTTAAATCGGACGTAGCGTATTCTAGCGTCTTTAGCGAATCGAATTGCGGTGCGAATATGACAGGCGGATTAACCGCTTGCGTTGCCGTTAAGTCACGTCCTTCCGCTACATCGAATACCCACGTTTGATTAACGTAATCTAACGCAACCGACCAACCTACGCCTGTTAATTCGGATATCTCCGTTAATTCATCCGCGAGATTCTTATAACGCGATTGCCATTGTATCGAAGTACCGCGTGCTAAATTCGGTGCTATCGTTAAGTTCGGAATGATCCGTGCGGTATCGGTAGTAACTGCGTTGACATCTACGTAATGTTTCATTGCGGTTTCAGCAACGGTGTTTTGCGCGTCTTGTGCTTCGCCTACTGGCGGTAACGTGATACGCTGATTGACTACGGATTTAAGTCCGCGTGCAACGATTTTCCAATTCTCCGATTGCTTACCGCCTTCGTCTAACGCGATTTCACGACTACGGATAATGAACGCTTTATTTAACGCCGAGCCGACTACGATAATACGACCTCGTAGTAGAGCGTCAGCACCGCGCATATGGCGGTTAATCGTCAATTCTAATTCGTCGATTCCGTGGAATTTACGCGTAAAGTGTAGCGAACTGTAGCCGTCTACTTCCGTGATAAGTTCGAAGTCTTGCGTGATAATACGTAGTGGTTTCGTTGTGAACGCCTCCTTTCGTGAAATAAAAAAGAACGCCCCGAAGGACGCTCTGTTGTGTTAACGTTAAGACGCTTCTTGATCCGAATGTGTCTTACTAAATTGATTGAACTACTGATAATTCACCTGTTGGCGATTGTGGTGTAGCTTGAATCATATCTGACTCAGCTTGTGTGATGCGCCCTAGTGTTACCATTTTAGCTAAATAAGCTGAATCAATCTTCTTCATAATCCACATGTTCAATAGAAATCCGTACATTCTACATTCCTCCTAGTAATAAGTCTAATAGAGCGTTTTCTGTAGCGTCTTGACGTTCTTTTAATTTATCTACTTGTTCTGTTAATGGTTTCACATAAACTAGTGGTGCTTCAGGCGCGTTCGGATCGGGATAACTAAACTCTAACGTCTTAGTCGCCACATTCACACGATATCCGTTACTCTCTGCGAAATCCTGCGCATATGCTCCGAATGGTAATTCGAGAACATCGAATGTGTTGCGGTTGCGTTCGGATAAAGCTGTGAAGGTTGCTACTTCTTGGTCGATAGTTGGAAGAATAAAATCTCCATTACGTCCGATTTCTTGAATCTTTTCGCCTGTTGTCTTGTCGTAAAAGATACGTCTGATTCCATTCAATCGAGTTCCCCCCCTATTCATTCGCCTCATAATAATATGTCTTGTTTGGGAAAAGAACATTTCCCGTAATACTAGCCCCGTCTGCGTTTTGCACTGATGCGTTACTTAGTAAGGCAGTGGCTGTTGAGGTGTCGTGTGCGCTTATCGTGTTATTAGTTGGTGTAGTGTAGTGAGGTATTAACTTTGAAAAATTCACTGTAACTACCTGATATTTATAACCACTTGCAAGTGGTGATTCTGCATATAAAATTACTTTGGATGGACGGAATGTTAACCCACTTATAACCAACGGTCCGCTTGTATAACTTATTGTTCCACTTGCAGATTTCTTTCCTGGAACTAAAGTTCCGTTGACAATACCATTTTCGGTACCAATAGTTTTACCCGTCAATACATCACCTGCAACTGCTGTTCCGTACTCACCTCCTTCACCCTGTAAGATAAAAGACGTGCCGTTATAGCGTAATGTATATACGCTATTTACTTTAAGATTTCCGCTAGTTAATGCGTTTCCGTTCGATTTCAGAACGGATTTAGTACCTAGACCGTTTATATTAATGGTTACTGCGCCTGTGTTCAAAACCGCGTTTTTAAACGCTATCGCCATTCCTTCTACGTAAGCAGTTGGCGCAGGACTCAATGTAACTACCTTTGCGTTAGCTGTTCCGGTATCAGCACCGTACTTTACGTGTGACACATCATCCGCCTTATGCGTCGTAACCTCGGTCTGCAAATCGGTAACGGATTGAGTCGTAGCAAATCCGCTATCCTGTATGCCCGCCATAAACGCATCCCATTCCGCTTGAAACTGCGAAGTCGGAATCGATATCAGCGAATATACTAATCCCGCTAGATTCTCGTCTAACCGTTCGTCAACGAGGTCGCCCGCTAATAATTGAACCGTATTCGCGCGTACTAATATCTGCGCTAACGATATTTCGTAGATAAACGTTGAACGTGTTAACGCAGGTGCTACCGGAGTTGCCGAAGGCGTTCCCGTAAGCACACGCAATTTAATACTACGTTCTGCGTTCGATAAATCTAAGCGTAATACTACGCGGTCGATACGGTCTAAGTCCGGCTCGGGTATTGCGTGAGTTAGCGTAAGTGACGCCGTGTTTTCGTATAGATGTCCGTCCATAATCGCCTTACCTGTGGAAACTATCGTGTTAAGCGTTCCTGCTTCGACTGAAACCGCCATGCCCGGCACGTTATCCGTGTGCAGTAAGCCGGTCGACAATACGCTACCGAAGTAGTCTGCGAAGTCTGCCGCTTGATACGTCCGAGGGTCGCCCGGCGCACTGTTAAAAAATTTGTAGAGTTGCGTCAAATTTACCGCGTCCTTTCTATCGTTGTCATTTGTCTGGTCGTTGTACTAATCGTTGTATATAAAAACGGCACGCAACGGTAATTAAACCGCTGTGTACCGATTTGAGTACGTTATATTTACAATCGCGCCTTGAATGTCGCTATCAGCGCTATATGCGATTTCGTTATCGCCTACCGCTAATTTAAAGAACGTCGATCCGAGGTCAATCCAGTTGAATACGTTAGTCGCCGTACCGTCCGGTGCTACGAACTCAACGGATTTACGTCCGTCTGTCGTATCTATCCGCATGAAGTCGCCTTCTGCTAACGTTTGATTCACGCGGATATACTCGGCTGTCGTCGTATTCGTAATGACGGGATTAACCGCTGGTCCGTAGAATTCGATATACAACGGTGCGGGTGCGTCGCCTTGATTCGTAATAATACGTTCGTCACGCTGCTCGCCCATTTCGAAAACGCCTTCAAACGGAAATTGAAATAACGGCTTGAACGTCGGCTCCTCTATTACGTCAAGCGAACGCCAGTAAGGATTCGGACAGACAAACGTAAGTGTACCGCGTTGCCATCGTTCGCCCCTTGCGTCACCGTCGGGATAGAACGGTACTGATTCCGCAATAGCGTCAATGACGCGCGTTGTCGTACCGCTGATATATCGCAATGTGCCGAGTCCTAACTTCGGATTCAGCTTACTTCCGATTGCCGAGCGTTTACTGCGTATGTCTGCGTAATCCGTACCGCGTATAATAAATTCGATACCGACGTAGCGAGGCGCTAACATTGCGTCTATATACGTGCTACCGTCTTGAAACGGTGCTGACTGCTGTTGTATATCCGCTTCAACGTCGCCTAGTCCTTCAACGGAAACAAGCCCGATGAAACGGTAGGTAACGCCGACTGCGTTGGTGTATTCGATGATTTCGTTAACTTGCATACCGCGTTACCTCCATTCCATAGCGAGTTGTTGCGCCGCTTGTTTTTGCTTACGTGCGATTTCCGCAGGCGATAACGCTACTGCCGAATTAATCGTTACGTGCTGCGTTACTCCGCCGGCTTTCGCTGACGCCGTTCCTGTTGCTAATGACGTAGACCTTACGCCTGCTGACGTTGACGGCGTTTTGTAACCTGCGATTGAATAGCCGCCTGTACCGCTTAATGTAGCGATAGATGCTTCGGCTAATTGCGTTGCCATCCGTTCAACTGCGCTGACTTCGCCCTTCATTCCGTCGATAAGTCCAGTAGCCGTCCACATACCGATTTTAGCGAACACCTTCGAAGGTGAAGCGATACCGAGTACCTTCTTCGCCCAGTCCGGTATTTGCGATGCTAAGTCCGTAATGAATCCTTTAACGTTACCGAGCATACTTTTCATTCCGCTGATGAAACCGCTAATAACGTCCGTACCGATTTGCTTTAAGTCGATACCTTTTAAGAACGCTAATGCTTCGTCCCATCCCGTTTTAATCGTCGTAACCACTTTCGCCATAGCGTTAAATATCGCGGTACGCATAGAAGTAAACGAAGAATCCGCAAACGACTTGATCCAATTAAAGAACGTTGTAGCGTTCGATTTAATCGCAGCCCATCCGCCTGTGAATAACGCTTTCAATCCTTTGAATAACGCTGCGCCCGCTTTTAGTAAGCGACCGTATAATAACAGGTTGAACAGATTCCATACGAACTCAATAGCACCGAAGAATATGTCCTTAACGCCTTCCCACATCTTCGAAAAGTCGCCGGTAAATAGCCCCGCGAACACCTTAACAAGCCCGGTGATTATCTTTAACGCGCCGTTAATGACACCTTTAATGTTTTCCCATACCATCTTAATTACGAATAATACCGCAGGCATAACGAAGTCTATAACGGCTTTAATTCCGTTCCATACGTTTTTAACCGCCTGTAGAATCTGCTCGCCGTTCGCATCCCAAAACTTCGCCATTTCTGCCATTTTCTCGACGACAAACGTGACAACCTCGCCGACTAACGGCATGATATATTCTTTGACGAATCCGAATACGTCTTTAACGACGGTTTTGATTCCGCCAAGTACGATTGAGAAGTTTTCCTTTAACGTTCCGAGTAAACCTACGATAGCTGATACGGTGTCCGGAGAAATTCCTAACGAAGATAAAATACCGCCTTCTCCGCCGAGCGACGATTTAACCTCTTCAAATTTCGCACCAAACGCAGCGATTCCGTCCACTATCGCAGTAAATCCGTTAATTAACGGTTGTGTATCGACATTCGCTAACCATTCCGCTAACTTCTGTACGTATGGCGCAAGTTTATCTCCGATAGATAACGCGAATGATTCGACCGCACCGCTTAACTGTTCGAGCGCACCGCCGATTCCCGCTTTCATTTTATCCGCGGCTTCCTGTGATGCTCCTGCGCTATTCTCTAGTGAAGCGGTCATCTTATCAATTTCCGCCGGACCAGCCTTCGTTAATGCTAGGAAACCGGATACTGCTTCCGTACCTACGAGTTTAGCTAACGTAGCTACTTTATCCGCTTCCGTCATTCCTTCCATTGACGCAGTTAAATCTCCAACTATTTGCGAAAGACTTTTAGCTTCTCCGCTACTATCTGTCAGCGAAAACCCTAAACCTTCCATGATTTTCGCTTGTGCTTTCGCGGGATTGTTTAACGCTAGTAATGACGCACGTAGCGCCGTTCCTGCGTTCGATCCGTCAAGTCCGGCATTCAAATGTTCGTGTTAAGGCTCTTTATCCCTAACTCTCCGCTTTTCAACGGAGTATCGGACTATATCTTCACCCTCGGCTTTACGTTAGGGTGTCGGGTTCTCGTGTCTCTTTCGCCTACGCCTGTTCCGCGCGAACTTCGTTTAGGCTACTCGAATTAGTCTCTACACCTTCCGCACGTTTCCGTACGGCTCGGCTCGGTATTGGCTTATTTCGCGAATGAATTCTTTTAACTGTTCCTCGTTATTATTAAAGCGACCGTATTTTATATGAAAACCCGTATGACACTCGTAGCACAACGTTATACCATTTACAACTTCCGTCCGTAGTTCTCGGTGAGTTGCGTAGTTGTGTATATGGTGAGCGTTAAGTTTTCCGCCTTTTCGTAAACAACATTGACATGTATAGGAATCTCTCTCGAATACGCTCGTTCTCCATGCGTAATACTCCGTATACTTCCGTCCTCTTTCTCGTTCTTCCTGCGTTAGATTCGCGTTATACATGCCGTTGTTCTCACCACGTAAAAGCCCTAATTTTACGCAATGATCCGCGTAACAGTCATGAGAACAATAGTTATATTTCTCTTTTAAGGCATTCGGTTCGCGAGTAAATCGGTTAGTACAATTCGAACATTCGACTTGAATAGAAGTTACTTTGCTAGGCTTTAGTGTCCCATCTGAACATTCACGACTACAGTAAGTAGTATCGTGACGAACTCTACTTTTAGTCCGTTCGAATGTGCATTGGCATTTTGCGCAAGTTAAAGTAATTCTATCTTCGCGAGTGTTATATAACCCTCCGCACTCATTAGAACAGAAACGTTGTTGTTTACTTTTCGACATAAAAATAGACTCACAATTTATGCAAGTCCTTGGTTTCTTCTTTGATTGTCCTTGACAATATTTCGAGCAATATAACGTTTGTTTATGGATACTTTCGAATTCTTTTTCGCATATCTTACAAGTCTTAGTCAAACGACCACCTCCGTAGTCATTCGCGAAACTTAGCTTTCACCGAATTCTCCCAATGTTTTATGAAGCGAATTTCTCCGCAACCGACCAATGTTGTTTAGTCATAATTCCCGCCGCTGCAGCTACTTCTTCGAGCGATATTCCTAACGCAGCTGCTGGTGCTCCTGCGTATTTCAATACGTAGCCTAAATCGTCTATACCCGCCGCTGACGTATTTGCGGACTGCGCAAGTACATCGGCAATACGGCTAGATTCGCTAGCTTCAATTCCCCATATGTTTAGCGCTGACGATACGGTATCTGCCGCTAACGCAAGGTCTTCACCTGACGCTTCCGCCGCCGATATAATACCGGGCATCGCCTTCATTACCTCGTTAGCGTCAAATCCCTTCGCAGCTAACTCCGTCATTGCCACCGCTACTTCACTCGCCGACTTACTCGTTTTTCCTCCGAGTTCAATAGCGGCTTGTTTCATCGCTTCGAATTGTTCCGTTGTAGCACCGGAAATAGCGCCAGCTTTACGCATTTCAGTATCGAAATCTGAGAACATGCTGACGGACTTTCCGAGTCCTACCGTTAATGCACCTACACCAACGGTCGCTAATCCCGCAAAAACGGTAGCCATTCCGCCAATCGCTTTACCGAATCCGCTTAATTTACGTTCTGATTCCGCCAATCCTTTCGATAGATTATCTATATCAGCGCCAATCTTAACCGTAATATTCTCTTGCATATAACGACCTCCTTTCGTCGTTTATTCCGTTGACTTCCGGTTGTTACCGATAGTAAATTGCGATAACCATTCCGAAGTATGGCGTGTCTTCTCTAGTAATTCTTCCGCTTTCTTCTTCGCTAATTCCGTATCTAGCGGTCGTTTGAATAAATCGGAAGGTTTTAAAGACTTCGCATGATACGCTTGCCTATTCATTAGCGCTCCCGTTGTCATACGTTCGTAATCGTCATAGCGACGTTCTTGCTCTGCCCGCATTAAAATCGTTAACTCGCGCGGTGTTAACGAATACACTTCCGCAGGTTTCATTCGCAAATAACGCCATGATTCCGCTAATGCCTTTTCGTCCTCCGATAAATCACGTAGATAGCGTTCTATTTCAGCAGTTTGTCGAGCGCCTTCTTCGCTTCCTTGTTGTCCGCCATCATCTTCGTCATTAGCGCCTTGTAGAAAAAACTCTCGCTAATTACCTCGTTTGACAAACGCATGATCCCGAGGAAGTCTAAGCGTTCTTCTGTGATAGCGTCTTCAATCGCTTGCTCTGCGTCGACTAGCGTATATTGTTCGCCAGTGTGTTTAAGTGCCGCAATAATAACGTGAGGGAATAAATCAGCGTCACCTTGCATCGCTTGACCTACGACTGATAATGCGCCACCTTCCGTTACCTTGTTTAAGTATTTAACGCCTGCATACGTAAGTTTTAATTCCTGTTCTTTTCCGTTAATCGTAAAATTCGCCATTGCGTATCCGCCCCTTTTTACCGTCGGTAGACGTAGTTTTTAGTCAAAATAAAAAGGCGGTGTTACCCGCCGTTAACTTCCGTGCTTATATTGCGCCGTCCGGCACTACTAATAACGTTTCCGGTGTGATTGCGCCGTTTAACGTTCCTTCTAGTGAATACGTTGCGAAGTCGCCGTTAGAATACTCGCGCTCGAATGACGAAATCATATACATCCCGTGTTCCGAATCAAGGGTACGCGTATTGATTTCGTAGATTTTAACTAATTCTTTCGCGCGGATTTTCCCTTTGATATACTCGATGAATGGGTCGCCTTCTGTTAAAACGCCTTCAAGCGAAACAGACTCCGTAACCTTTCCGTAATCCGAACCGGTTTTATCTTTCGTATCTAAATCGATAGAATCCGCTTCAATCGACTTCGAACCGCCTGTCTGATTAAACGGACGTATTACCGCTGATAGTTCGTCTTCCACCGCGAAAATAATTTCTTCGCCTTTAAATTCGATTGCCATTTAATTTCCTCCTATATAATCGTATTTCTTCCGTATGTGAACGGAACTTCCACCGTAAAGTAAACCTTGTGCTTCTGCGTATCTGCCTCGGCTTCTTCCCACGGAATCGGCACGACACTCGTCACGAACGCATCAAAAAAGCCGACTGCGCTCACTGGCGAAATCGACGTTTGATATAGCGTTATTTGCTCGAAGATAAGCGAGCGGTTAATCTGCGACTGCATACGATCCTTCTCGGTAGCGTTGCCTGCGTAAAGTCCGATTTGGAAACGGAATGTAGTTTCGATTGATTCGCGACCCTTCGATATGATTGCGTTGTTATTCTGCATTTGTTCAACGGTGATAAACGGTTTAACCGCGGGTAAGCTGACGCCATCGTAAACCCATACGACGGGAACGCCTGCGAACGCGGTTTCTAAATGCCGTTTAAGCGAATAATGTATTTCGTGTTGCATGACGTCACCCTTTCGATATGCGTTTTAATACGGCTTTACTATACTTATCGCGGTTATTCCATACGGCATTACGGATAAACGCCTTGCGCGATGGATGCGTGAACTCCTGCTTGACCGCGTAAGGTAAGTTACTGCCGTATTCCCATACGTGGATATCTTCGTCGGATTGTTGCGGTGAACTAGCGATGGAATTCTTTAATAGTCCGTCTTTAACCGGAGCCATTTCCGCTGATTCAGCCGCCATCTTCCGCGCGTATGCTTCCGTTATTTTATCGATATCTGCGATTGCATCCGCGCCTAATTGACGGTCTAGTTTGCGTAGTACCTTATCGATACCGATTACTGATGCGCTGAATTTCATACGGTCAACCTCCCGAGTATTTCTACGCGGTTGATTGCGCCGATTCCCTTTTTATCCGAAGCTAGTACGGTATACCATTCGCCGTCGTAGCGTAATCGTGTGATTAACGCTGATATATCCGATATCAAATCGAACGATATGCTCAACCATACGTCGCCTTTTTCTACGGCTATTCCGCTAATTACTAGACGTTCCGTTCCCGTGCCTGCCGACGAACTTATCTCGGTGACTACGGACATTACGTCACGCGATATCTCGGCACCGCCCGTAACTTCGCCTGTAAATTCGTCTACGGTACCTGCGCCCGTATAAGCGATTGTTATTAGCGTTTGGCGTTTCTCAACGACTTCCTTGCGTGTTGCGTTCATGAATTCGATGTCTGCGTCGTTTAACACGTAGTCACCTCCTAAGTTATCGAGCCACCGAAGTCGCCCGTTAAGTATTTATCGAGTATTACCGGAGTAATAAACGAACTGCATTGCGGATGTGGCATGTAGATTTCGGTGTCAGTCGGTAAATAAATACCGCG